CAAACTTAGAGTATTTCGCTCAATCAGTTATGCATCCGGATACTCAAATATCTGCCATTGAATTACCATATAAAAGAATTGGATCTATTCCATTTACTGGAGATAAATTAGTATATGGTGAAATGACCGCAATGATTATCATGGATGAAGAACTTTCAGCCTATCGTGAAATGTATGATTGGTTAAAATCTTTTATAGAAGCACCAGATGTAAAACCTTCTCAAGCAGAAAATAGTACCAAAGGTCCATCAGAAGCTGACATTACTGTATCTATTTTAACTAGTCATAATAATGTAGCGAAGAAAATAATATATAGAAATGCTATACCAACTTTACTTGGTGATATAGCATTTGAAGCTGCTTCAGGTGATGTATCGTATATTACATTTCCAATCTCGTTTAGATTTGCATATTTTGATATTGAATAAACTTAGGATATATTATGGATTTAAAAATGATTCTCGACATGTGGTCGAGCGACTGTGTTATTGGTCAATCTAGTTTAGACGAATCATCTCGTCAAACCCCTTTACTTCACGCAAAATATTTAGAATTACTTTCAACTGCTAAGCTACGTCTTAAAAAAGCTGAGCAAGATCAAAAAGTATTATTAAAAGATAAGTGGCTTTATTATAATGGCAAAATGGATCAAAGTGAAATTGAGGAAAAAGGATGGAAGCCTGACCCTTTTGATGGGCTTAAGATACTCAAAGGTGAAATGGATTATTACTACGATTCAGATCCGGAAATACAACACTCTGTTGAGAAAATAGAGTATATAAAAACTATAATAGATACTTTGAATGAGATACTTAATAATGTTAATTGGAGACATCAAACAATCAGTAATATGATTAAATGGAGGATATTCGAAAGTGGCGGTTAAATATAATAAACAATTTACGCTAAATCCAAAAGACATAGAATTAATCGAAAATGCGTTAGTAAGATACGCATCTGAAGATAGAAAAGAAATTACTAAATTATTGGCAAAAATATATCATCAAAAAATATGGTATAGGCCAAAGGATGAAACATATATAAGTGGCTAACATAAAAATACTAAAGAAAAATGAAAGTACAGCTCTTGTTGATTGTGATGCAGGTATTGCTCAAGAGTTGAGTGAATATTTTTCTTTTTTTGTTCCAGGCTATAAGTACATGAAATTGTACAAACGTAAAATCTGGGATGGCAAGATTAGATTATTTAATTCTATAAGTAGAGAACTCCCTGCAGGACTTTATCCATTTGTTGATGAGTTTTGCAAAAGAAATAGTTATACTCTCTTAACAGAATCTTCTGATTATGGTTCGCCTTTAGATAAGAATGAACAAGATCCAGAACTTATTTACAAATATATTAAAGATTTAAATTTACAATCACGTGGCAATCCAATTGATATACGGGATTATCAGTTTGATGCTGTGATGAAAGCGTTGAATCTAAATAGGTGTGTATTACTTTCTCCTACAGGATCTGGAAAATCTTTAATCATTTACTGTTTGTCACAAATTTGGTTAAAATATATTACAGATGGATTTAGATACCCAAAGGCTGGTAGAGTTTTAATCGTTGTTCCTACTACTTCTCTTGTAGAACAAATGGAAAAAGATTTTATAGATTATGGATATAGTCCTCAAGGTATTCATAAAATATATTCAGGAAAAGATAAAGACAATATTAATTCGGCCATCGTAATATCTACATGGCAATCGATTTATAAACTACCGAAAGATTGGTTCGATCAGTTTGGTATGGTAATCGGAGATGAATGCCATGGATTTAAATCTAAATCTTTGACTGACATTATGAATAAATGTACCGAAGCAAAATATAGAATCGGTACGACTGGAACCTTAGATAACGCACAGGTGCACCATCTTGTCCTCCAAGGACTCTTTGGAAAAATCCATAGAGTTACAACAACGAAGGAATTGCAAGAGAATAATACATTAGCTAAACTAGATATAAATATAATTATATTAAAATATAATGAGAAAGAGCGAAAAGACTTTGGTAAAAAAACTTATCATGATGAAATCGATTTTATTGTCGGACATGAAGCTCGCAATCGGTTTATTCGCAATTTGGCTCTCAGCTCTTCTGGCAATACTCTTGTCTTATTCCAACGCGTGGATGCTCATGGTAAACCTCTCTTCGATTTAATTAATGAAAAGGCAGAAGAAGGCAGAAAAGTTTTTTATGTTTCCGGGGAAGTAGAAACAAACGATAGAGAAGCTATACGACAAATTACGGAGAAACAAAAAGATGCTATTATTGTCGCAAGCTTGGGTACTTTTTCCACTGGTATTAATATACGGAATTTGCATAATATTTTATTTGCAAGTCCGTCAAAGTCCCAAATCAAAGTCCTACAAAGTATTGGACGAGGATTGCGTCAGTCAGACGACGGAAGGTCTACTACCCTTTATGACATCACAGACGACATCCATTATAAAGGAAGAAAAAACTACGCGCTACTTCATGGCGAAGAACGGGTAAAAATATATAATAAAGAAAAATTTAACTTTAAAATTATTGAGGTTCCAATTGGAGATTAGACAATTCAAATTAGCTACTGACGATGAGATCATTTGTGAAGTAGTAGAATATCATGAAGAAGATGATGCAATTGTCATACGTAAAACTATGAAATTAGTCATGATGGATAATATGGCTAATGGTGTAAGGTATTATGCCTTTCGTCCATTTATGATGTATCAATTAGAACCTGATAGCTTTCAAGTTGTTAATTGTCAGCACATAGTAGCTGAAGCCGCGCCGAGTCAAGATATTATTCATGAGTATTTTAAAGCTTTAGAAAATAGTTTAATTGACGATGATACGAGTGAAGAAAATATGGATGAGATTCGACGCGAGACAAAACGTCAGTGGGATGCTTATCAAAAAACAAAAGTTCAAACTATGAAAGAATATTTTTCTAGCGATTCAAGTAATGAGAATATTATAAGATTTACTCCGCCGAAAGATAAAATGCATTAGTATCCTCCCACCCTCAAAGGTACTCTTTTATTTTAACACAATTTTTTAAGTTTGTACATAACTTTTTTTAGTGTACAAACACTTTTTTTCAGTGTATAATGGTATTAATTATGTTTAAAGGGATTTGACTATGAAACCACAAGATAGGCCGCATTATGTGAATAATGCTCAGTTTTCCCAGGCCGTTGTAGATTATGTAACCATATTAAATGAAGCTAGAAATAAAGAAGAACAACTTCCAATTGTTCCTAATTATATTGCTTCATGTTTTCTTAAAATTGCCGAAGGTCTTTCACACAAAGCCAATTTTATTCGATATACTTATCGAGAAGAAATGGTTATGGATGCAGTAGAAAACTGTCTGAAAGCAATCGAAAATTATAATCTAGAAGCAGCTACAAGAACTGGTAAACCAAATGCCTTTGCATATTTTACTCAAATTTCTTGGTATGCATTCTTGCGTCGTATTGCTAAAGAGAAAAAACAACAAGACATCAAATTTAAATATCTTTCACAATCTGGAGTAGAAGCTTTCTTAGTAGATGAAACTGATAATAATGTATCAGCTCACTTTGTTGACATGTTAAAAGATAGAATCGATAAAGTAAAAAATTATGATACAGAAGTTAAAGAGTTTGCGAAAAAAGAAAAGAAACGTAAACGCCCTATTCAAAAAGTAGATTCAGATTTGGTGAAGTTTTTTCAATGAAAGTAGCAATTATCAATGACACTCACTGTGGTATCCGTAATTCTTCTGACATATTTCTCGATAACGCAGAGAAATTTTACAATGATATATTGTTTCCTAATCTTTTGGAACGTGGTATTCGCCATATCATTCACCTTGGTGATTACTTTGATCACCGGAAATTTATTAACTTCCGCGCTCTCAACAGGAACCGTCATGTATTTCTTGAACGGCTACGGAAAGAACGAATAACAATGGATATTATAGCAGGTAATCATGATACCTACTATAAAAATACCAACGATTTAAATTCTCTCAAAGAACTATTAGGACACTATATGAATGAGGTTCATATTATACATGAGCCTACTGTAATGGAATATGGTTCTTTGAAGATGGGAATGATTCCATGGATCTGTGCTGACAATTATGATAAAAGCATGGAGTTTATTAAGAATGCAAAATGTGACTGGATTGGTGGCCACTTTGAATTTGCAGGCTTTAATGTTATGCGCGGTGTTGTAGCGCCTCATGGATTAGATCATAAGCTTTTGTCACGGTTTGAACGAGTTTTATCGGGGCATTTCCATACTAAATCTCAAAGAGATAATGTAACATACCTTGGAACACAAATGGAATTCTTTTGGTCAGAT